TGCCCAGACAAACATCGATTAATAATGTAAGGAGGATAAGAAGAAATATCTTCAGAAAAATCTTCTTTTGTAAAATTAATTGAATTTAACCAGTCTTTAAGTTCGTAAGTCATCGTATAATTTGAATGTCATCATCATCTGTCCACAGTTCAACCTTGGTTCTAAATCTATCCTCTTCTTTAAGTTTTTCATATCTCTTAGTTGCTTTCTTTTTCCACCAAGAAATAATATTTTCTAGATAAAACTTATCCCAGTTTGGGCCGCGAACAAGTTCTTCTTGTTCGCCAAGAATTACTTCACGAACATTTGAATATCCATACTCACAAAAATAAGTTCTTTTCTTTTGGGTGAGAGCAAATGCTGCATTAATTACTTCATTAAACTCAGCAAGTTTTTCTTTATCTTGAAGAGATTTGCGAATAACAGAAATCATCTTTGTCTGGCGTTTCATCTTTTTTGACGACGCTTTATTATCAGTAAGAGGAGTATTGTTATTAAGAAGAGTAAATCTATCATGCAGAGTATGAAATGCTTCGTCGTGAAGAAGGGGCAAAAACTTACTTTCTGTTAGACCTTTATATCTCATAAATGGTTTTAAACCATCATACTGCGATGCATCTGTGGTAGATCCATAAAGAGATGTAGTTTCAAATAGAGCAATATCTTTCTCAAATACTTCATTGAGAGTTTCTCTTGCATAATGAGAGCAACAAAGAAGTGCAAGAAGTTTTCCACCAAGATAATTATATCCAAATGGTTGAGATGGAACAATTACAAAGCCCATCGCGGCATGGCGATTGAAAATGGAAAGATTAGGAACTTTACCCAACCATTCATTTCTTGGTTTTGAGTTGATAGTGGGAGATCCAAAGCGAATGAAACCAAGAACTTTTCTAGTGTTCTTTTCAAATACCATCCAACGAAGTTCTCTTCCAGGAATATTTGACTCATTATTATGAGAAGATACTGCTCTCAAAAGAGTATTGTAATGTTCTTGTGGAAGTGACTGTTGGAATCTATCTCCAATAAATTTAATATCAAACTCCATATCTTGTGGATGAATATCTTCATTGAAGAACTCATCATGAAGTGGTGCAAGTGTATTAGTTCCCCGAATAACTTCTTTCTTCACAAAACGCAAATAATCCTCAATATTTCCCATCTGAGAAAAATACTTTATAAACTCATCTGCAGCCCATTGGGCATCTTGTTCAGAAATAATCATTATCAAACAATCAACTTTTTACTTGGTGATTTTATCACAGAAAACATTTGCTCATATTGTTCTACAATTTGTTCTTGTGCCTCAGAAATATAAACAATATATTTCTTAGAAACTTCTAGATCGATATTTTTATCTTTCAAAAGAGGAGACCATGGAGCAAATCCCATCTGTCCGTTTCCAGCAGGAATAGCAACGATTGGATTACGAATAACAATAGTATCCGTCAAATCACCAACTTGGTCTGCAATAACATCTTCACCAGACCACATACGAATTAGTTTTACATTCATTTGAATTCACACTCACACATAATTTCAGTCAATGCTGCTAGGAGGTTAATTTCCTGGTCAGCCACAAACGCACATTGGTATTGATACTTAGCAACAACAAGAACGGCAGCAGGGATAGATTGGGGAAGTAAGCAATCATAAAGAGCGTCATAAACCCTGCGAAGAAGGTGAGAAGCATCGTTATCCAAGTTGGCGACCACCCACTTTCGGACTTCAGGAAAGTTTTTATCCTTGAGAGATTTAACAAGTTCATTTACAGAGATGTCAGAGAAAGATGCAAGAATGCCCGAGTCGATTTTTCCTCCTGTAGAATACCTTTGGCATTCATTGAGGACTCTACGAAAATCTGGGAAGTGTTTATTGATAAGTTCTGCAAGTACTTTTTCATCATACTCAATTTTCTCCGAATCCAGGACTTGTTGAACTCTTCGAAAGAAACTTCCTGCAAGTTGGACTTTTTGTTTCCCTTTGATTGTGAAGTCGATGACGGCACATCTTGAGTGAAGAGGTTCAATAATTTTGTTCTTGTAGTTACAGGTGAAGATGAATCTGCAGTTGCTATAAAATGCCTCAATATTCGCCCGTAGTAAGAGTTGAACATCGTTTCCTGTGTTATCAGCCTCATCGATGATGATGACTTTGTGTTTAGAAGATCCCGTAAGTGAGACGGTCGAAGCGAAGTTCTTTGCTTGGTTTCGTACAGTATCCAGGAAACGCCCTTCGTCGGATCCATTGATGACATAATAGTCTGCTCCTAATTCATTACATAATGCCTTTGCGATTGTTGTTTTACCAATACCAGGAGGGCCTGCAAGAAGGAGATTTGGAATCTCGCCCCTCTCTACAAACTCCTTAAATGTTTTTTTAGTTTCGTCAGGAAGAATACAGTCGTCAATTACTTGCGGCCTGTATTTTTCGGTCAGAAGAAATTCACTTGTCATAATTTAAATACTCAATTGCTCGTTTAATTCTTTCAATATCATCTTGAAAAACACCTAGACCCCTATTACAATTGTGACACAAGTGCCCCCTAAATTTTTTGTTCTGGTGATCGTGATCTATAACCCATATACTAGCATTTCCACCAGTACCTTTCAACTGTTCTTCAGATTTTAAACATATTGGGCAACAATATCCATTTGGAGGATCACCATATTTTTCCCTAAGAAGTTTTCTTTCTTTAGTTAATTTGTACCCACATTTTCTACATTCTGGTCTCAAATACTTACCACCACTAGAAGGTGAAAAACAAGAATTATCCAGAAGTTGATTACATTTACTACAAACTTTCATACCCATTCAGGTTTTCTTTCAGGCATACGAAGATAGTTTTCAGACACCCAAGGTTTGGATGCGATATATCTTTTGTATGCTTCAAATGTATCAATAGTGTCATCAAACTTCCATTCCTCAGGCATCGCACGAGCAAATGGAGTCACTTCCGTAATCTTACCCTTGGGAAACAAATAGTATGCATCCACAAGAGTCTTATAACAAGAGTGAGTTTTATTATACCGCAGGCAGTATTCATCAGACAAGTTCAATCCCCACTTGATTAACCAGTAGGCATTATGAATACTCTCCATAGCCCACTTGGTACAGGGATGATTGCGGAATGCTCCTTTCTCGGTCTTGTAGGGGGTTCCGTCTGCCTTAGGGAGAGTGCCGTACCCGTGCCCCCACTTGTCAGAGGCAACGATAGAGAGCATTTGGCAGCACTCTAGGGGCATCTTGACAATGTGCTTATCGGGAAGACAAATGGCACTCTCAGCAGGAAATGGATTTGTAACGAAGATGTTCATCAACCAAAAGTAGAATCAGGCTCCAGAGCAATATGATAGGTCACATTGAATCCAGTATTCTTGAATCGTGACAGAAGTTTACTAGAGATAACCACCTCATAAGAACCAGGAAGAATCTTGATATTTTCTACCTTGAAGTTGAAAGAGAACACTTCATCAGTTTCACCAACAACCACAGAGAAATCGTTAGAGGTATCGTTCTTCTTATCACGAACAACAAGTTTCACAACACCCGATTCACCAACCACAGAAAGGTCAGGAAGTTGATAAACAGCAGCAGCCTTAAGCAGTTTATCAAGTTCTTTGGTATCAAGAATGAAACAAACATCTTCGGAAGGGAGAGAAATTTCTTTGTCTGGAGGAGTGATGATCACATTAGGATCTGCAAAAAAATACTTGGAACGAGACTTCCCTTCTTTGATTACAACATAACCATCATTTTGAAAATCCAGTTCAGCATTCTGATGAAGATTCAAACCATTCAGAAACTGATTCAAATCATAGATGCCAAAATCTTTAGGAAGTTCCTCTTCAATTTTTGCCTCTGCAAGAATATTCTTCATCACAGAAATGGTACGAAGAGTACTACCTTCTTTGAAGAGAATAGATTGATTAATAGAGGAAAAGTTCTTCAGAAGAGTTAGAGTTTTGTCAGAGAGTTTCATAGTTTTATTTTGAAGTTTCATAATCAACGGAATTCAGTAAGGCCATTATCTTTGCGAGAATAGTGCCCATCAAAGTGAAGCAGAAGCATAGCATAGTGAATGACTTTCATCAAATCACGCTTATTGCGACCATCCTTGTCACCATAACGACTTCCATACTTGAGAATATTTGATTGACAAAAACCAACGGCAAGATCTTTTGCTGCCATCAAATCAATGGTTTGAATGTCTTTGTAATCTTCATTGTGACCACAGTAGTGACTTCCATAAGTACTAGTCACATAATCCTCAACATCTTTGAGGATTTTATCTTCATTGTATTTCCAAAGATGATTTGTTTTTTCAGTCATACTCACAGGTTTTTTTTCAATTTCAATTTGGTCATTTGAATTAATTGAGAACACATATTCAGTTCCAAAAGGATGCTCATCCATAATAAAAAGAGGAGATAGTTTTATCTCCCCATATTCTATCAGAAAGGAGTGGGTTGGTCAATGTTTGGATTGTAATCCACTTGCTCGGTCGGCATTTGGAAATCAGCATCAACCTTATCATAGAGTTCAATGAAAGCTTGTTTGGTTTCATCATCAAATCGTGCAGTACAAACATCAATTGCTTTTGCTTTGTTGCCAAAGATGCTATAAGCACGGATGATATGAACCAGGCGGCGGGTACTGATAATTTCCTCAATACCACCATCGTAAAAGGTCTTGCGGATGATATCAGCCCAGTCCACCAGGCGCTTGCAGAAGTCACGATCCTCCACACCAAGATCCAGAGCAACCCCTTCAAGGATCTTCTGCTCGGTGGCAGGAGCAGGATAGGACTGCTCAAAGGTCACAGGGAAACGCTCCAGGAACGCCTCGTTGAGCACATTGGTGCCGATGAAGCGGCCATCATCAGAACCCTTACCCTTAGTGTTAGCGGTGGCAATCACATTAAATCCAGAAGCAGGTTTTACCCAGCGACCAATCTTTTTCAAGAAGACACCCTTACCTTCAAGGATAGACTGGAGGCAAAGAATTTTGTTGCTAGCGAGATCGATTTCATCAAGAAGCAGAATTGCTCCGCGTTCTAGTGCTTCGATTACAGGACCGTTATGCCAAGCAGTATTCCCATCAATGAGCCTAAAACCACCAATTAGATCATCCTCATCAGTTTCAATAGTAATATTTACACGAATCAGTTCGCGTTTGAGTTGAGCACAAGCCTGCTCAACACTAAATGTTTTACCATTACCAGAAAGTCCCGTAATGAATGTAGGATAGAAAAGATTGGATTGAATAATCTTTTTAACATCAGAAAAATTACCAAACTTGACGAAGGTATCATCTTTTTCAGGAATAAGATTTTGTTCTACCGGAGGAACTACTGCGGGTGCTTGGAAAGTGCGTTCGATTTCTTCTACCTTTTGTTGAGTTACTTCAAGATTCCACTTTCCACGGCCAACTTTGAACTGATCCAGTTTCTTAGTGACAGTCTGATAGTTGGAATCATTCAGAGCACACCACGCACGGATATCAGCACCAGTCACACTGTTGCCGTATAGTGCCTGGAGAGAAGTGCGGATGTAGTCAGAGGAGAGTGCCATTCGTTTGCTTTGTTTCAACCTAGTCATTATAAACGAAAAAAGGGGTCACAAGAACCCCCAGTGGTCAGTTCGCCAACTGGCTCTTCAGTTTCTCAAGGTAATCAGGACTAGCAATATGGCCTGTATATCCAGGATAATACTTTTCCACAAGTGTCGGAATACCCATAGCAGTTATGCTGCTATTACATTTAATCCATACTTCTTTAGTGTCGTATTTTACTACATGTTCAAACGGAAATTTAGTCTTCATAAGATTCATAAGTAAATGTTTTATTCTTGACTTTAGTATCAAACTCTCCGGTTTTACCTGGATTCATTTTACCAACTTTAACACGCTTACCTTCACCAGGCCAAGACTTATTAGTTCCAACCAGTTGAGCGCCACCCTTTGGTTTCTTTTGAATCAAAACAGAATCTTGATTGTACTTTTTACCAAGTTTAGTGACTGCTTTCTTGAATGCCCTTTTACCTTTCTTACCAGAAGAAACTACGTGTGATTTTTCACCAACTTTCTTCTCTTGAGCAGTTCCTGGGTTTTCAGTATAACGTCCAGATACTTTAGTAGGTCCTGGAAGACCAGCACCTCTAATATCCTTTTCTAGTTGCTTTGAACGTGCTTTATTTTCTTTCTTTGATTTATCACCCCTTTGGGCAGACATAATCGCCATTCCGCCTTTTTCCGATTTTGAGCGAACTCTATTCAAAGATGTTTCTTGAATAGAGTGACATTCCGTAATGAATTGTTGAAAGGTCTTCATGCTACCAAAGAAATAAATTCTCCTAATACTTTTTTATTTAGTTTCTTAGTCTTCAGAGATTTTACAAAAGCAGATTTGATTTGGGATTTAGTTGCACACTCGTGAACTTCAAATTCAGTGTCTTGAGAAAGTGCAGATGCAGACAAACCAAAGTAAGCATCGTAACCAGAGTTAGTAATAGTAAAACTCTTTAGTTTTTTCCAGTCATTCTGGATTTTTTCATACTGTTTATCAAGTTGAGAATGATAAAGTTGAATAAAACGATGAGCATTACGACTCTCAAGAACA